TTAAAGTATTCGAAGACAATTTGTGTGATATTTGGTAAGCTAACACATCTCCCCGCCAATTGCAAGTAAATTGTGACACTTCTCAAAGTGTCCCCTGAGCCCCGCCTCTGGTGGGGTTTCGTGGTATGCAGGGGAGCTCTGCAGTCAGTGTGACAATCTCCGAACTGGTCAGGAGGGGTTGACTTTCCCCCTGATCCGTTCTATTGTACCAAAGTACCTGAGGAAAGTTCAACTTTGACCAACACGGTTCGCATCATTGACCGCCTGGGATTGTTCCCTGAGACTAAAGGTCGCGCACGGTACATCACCGTGAAGACTTATGCTCACGCCATGGAGATTTGTGATGAGCAAAACAAACTGGGCAACAGTGCAAACATCATTTTCTGGTGATAATTATGCAAACCAATGAGCAAATCGTCCGTGAGTTCTTTACTGATTCTGAATGGGATTTGATCTTTGATTTGTTAGACTCAAATCGCCAGTTTGATGATAGTGAAGATTATCACGAAGATTATCTCACTGCCATTAACAAAATCCGCACTCTCTTTCCTTCCTGAATCATGACTCTTTCCACTGATCAACTTCAGCAACTCAAGTCTAACTACGCCACAGAAATCATCGATGCAATGGATCTCAATGATCTGATGATGATGTGCCACGATCTTCTTATGGACTCCTACATGGAATGCACTGAAGAGCAAATGCAAGAGGAAGTTGAAGACCTTTACAGTGAAGATATGTGGGAACAATTGGTGGAAGGTGTAACTAACTGATGTTGAGATCTTTAACCAAATCCCGCACACCTGATTATCATCGTCGTTCCATGCTTAAGTTAATCATTGCTGCAGGTCTGCTGTGGTTGCTCTGGGAACCGATCCGCCCTGTCCGCACTGTGACAGCTGAGGCACTGTACACTGCAGGTGACCTGATCGCCCGCTGAGCCTGTAGACTGATCTCAGTTCAAACGACACAGACCCATGACCTTTGCAGTTCAACCCAAGTCCTTCGGTTCCTTTGACCCCGATGGGGCAGAGTGGGCCACCGACCTTGACCAGGCTCGGGACATTGCCTTTGACTGGTCTGCTGATGAGGGTGGCGCTGCCATGATCGTCTGGCGTGTGGGCACTGCAGCAGCAACCCGCTGGCTGGAAGTGGTCGCCTGACCAACTGTCCATCATCCCCCCAAATTCCCCTACAGGGGCCTGTAGACTAACCTCAGTTCAAACGAAACGCCATGACCGCAGCAACCTACAACGGATGGGCAAACTGGGCCACCTGGAACGTCGCCCTGTGGATCGGCAACGATGAAAGCCTCTATGATCAGGCCCGCAGCATCGCCCGCCGTGGTGGATCGTATCAGGACCTTGTGGCCATGCTGTACGATTGCGGCAGCAAAGAGACCCCAGACGGTTGCCGCTGGGATGATCCTAAGATCGACGGACTGGAGATCAATGAGATGATGGAGGAGCTGTGTGACTGAATGTAACGGGGGCAGCGATGCCCCCACCTCCAGCCTGTAGACTACCAAAGCAAACGACCCGACCCGATGGCAATCTTCTCACTCGCCTCTGACCTTGAAACCCGGGAGATGCGCTACGTTCCCCGTAACGTGGTGACTGATCAGCAAAGCACCTTCGCCGGTCGAATCCAGGCCCACGAGGGCTGGTGGTATGCTGGCTGCTACTCCGACCGCTACGAGGAGGAGGCCCTCGCTAAGATCCCCCAATTCTGAAACTGTCTACCAAACCCCCACAGACCCCCCAATCTGGGGTATCTTAAGGAAGTGGAGGGGACAGCACCCCTCCCCACCTCTCAACCCTTCTCAACCGCCTCTCATGCGTAAGATCGAATCCCAAATGAACGCTGCTATCAGCGAGGGCAAAGATTGGAGCAATGCTAACACCCGCGTTGAAAATCACGACGGCGTTAGCTATGTCTACCTGCACAACAATCTCATCGCTGAGGTTGATGATCGCGGCATCAAATTGTACGATGGCGGTTGGCAGTCTAACACCACTAAGTCCCGCATCAATGCTATTCTGACTGAGCACGGAATTGCAGGCGAAGGTGTATTCCAGAAGAACTATGAGTGGTTCATTCGCCTCTACAATGGCACTGAATTCTTCACCACTGAGTTTCGTTCTGGAATGCGCCTTGGTACACTTGCCCCTGAGATGTTGCTCGCCTGAGGTTAACCCTCACTCTCTCTGACCTTTACCCTTTCCCTGAAATGTTCACTGAGTTTGTAGACCTGCCCGCTGAGATCTTCGACTTCCCCGAAGATGAACTGGTCGCTGCACTTGTGGATGATGACTATTATCCCAAAGAGCAGATTGACTCCGAAACTCAAACCCTTCTGAACAACTTCTGAGTTATACCATGAGCATCCAAGTCTCCTCCAAGTCTTATACCCGCCCGACGTGGGCAAAGAGTAAGTCAGTCCATTCAGATGCCATCGGTAGGGCTACACAGTCAGTCAGGTCCTTCGGTTACACTAAGTCTGACGATTACTTGAAGATGATGTACCTCTGGAGAGAGGTCTAAGTTATACACAGAGACGGGGCAGTTGTTATTGACAGTTGCCCCGTTTTTATGTTGTTATATGTCGGCGGGCGTTGTTTAAAAACAGCTAACATCCCTAATCTATAAACGACCCAGATCGAGTGAGTTATCGAAAGACATATATAATCGAAAATGGGAAAAGGGATCCACGAATGCAAAAAAATTCCGGACCCATAATTTCCGTCGTAGAGGTCGATCCGATAGATGGAAGTTATGTGATTAAATTGCCTGAGAGTACTGTCAATGAACTCGGATGGTACGATGGGACAGAAGTAGTAATTACTGAGGACGGCAATGAACTTGTCGTGACAGACTTGGAAAATTTCGAGAGTTTCTGATATAATACAGTATGATTCAGAGAGATATCCATGATAACCACTGAGCAGATCTTCCACATATACGACGGGAATGGTGTGGTTGCACACAGTTTAACTGTCGAACAAATGGAAGAATTAATCAGTAAGCCAGGATGGTTCGCTGAGCAAAGAAAAAAGAATCTAGAAGTGCAGCCCTTAGAGGTTCTTCCAGACCGTGAAGAACACTCGTATTGACATTATAGATACTATCAGTTATAATTCATTTGAAGTACACTATTACTCATGGCGAAAGGATTTACAGTAAAAGCGAAAACTCCCATCAAGAAAGCAGAGTCTGAATGGGACTATAATAAAGCACGAGAGATGGTCAATGGTAAGAGCATTGTGTTCTGCCTGCCTGGTCGAGGTGTCTCTTACGCATATCTGAAGAACTTTGTTCAACTCTGCTTTGATCTTGTTCACGCCGGAGCTCAGATTCAGATCTCCCAAGATTATAGCAGTATGGTGAACTTTGCACGTTGTAAGTGCTTAGGTGCAAACGTGCTGCGCGGTCCCGATCAGATTCCCTGGGACGGCAAACTGAAGTATGATTATCAACTCTGGATTGACTCGGATATTATCTTTACCACAGAGAAGTTCTGGCAACTTGTCCTGATGGATCAAGACATTGCATCTGGTTGGTATTGTACCGAAGATGGCATGACTTCCTCGGTGGCTCATTGGTTGGATGAAGAAGCATTCGCCAAGAATGGTGGTGTGATGAATCACGAGACCTTGGAGACGATGAAGAACCGTCACAAACCCTTCACCGTGGACTATGCAGGTTTCGGATGGTTGCTGATCAAGCACGGTGTCTTTGAGCATCCTGAGATGAAGTATCCCTGGTTCGCTCCTAAGATGCAAGTCTTTGAGTCTGGTGCTGTTCAAGACATGTGCGGCGAAGACGTGTCGTTCTGTCTCGATGCCAAAGAAGCAGGCTTTGAAATCTGGTGCGATCCTCGTATCCGTGTTGGACACGAAAAACCCCGCGTTATTTAAGATTATGGAAATTAGAAAGCGTACCTCTCCCAAGGAGGAGTTCTATAATATCTACCAGCGTGACCCCGGAAGCGGCGTCGAAACACTCGTAGATGAGGCCTTGACAAAGGATCAGTTTATGGATAAAATGGACTACTATGCCCAAGAGTATTATATGACTCAAGAGGCGAAGTTCGCTCCTTCGTCCTTTCGGCATGAAACCTTTACTTATGAGGACTAATGGCAGTACGATCTAAAGTTGGCACCAGTGCAATCAAGTTTCAAGGTGGCAAACCTAAAATGACTTGTCAGGGCAATTCAAAGAATACTCGTTATTCTGCAACTTCACGAAACAAAGCACGCAAAAAGTATCGAGGTCAAGGTAAGTAAAAATTATGTACCTAGAGGGAGATCAAGAATGGAATTATATTCATCCACATGACCTCTGGGTTTATAATAAGTTACTGCTAAGTCGGGTATTGGGTTATACTTGTGGTCCTATTGGCACCACAGTTCCCAAACCCGACTTTTATGTTGTTCGGCCGAGCATGAATTTACTTGGAATGGGCCGTTTTGCTCGGATAGAATACATTTACAAGTACACAGAGTCATATCATCCAAGTGAATTTTGGTGTGAAATCTTTGAAGGAGACCACATTAGTGTAGATTTTCACAACAAAGAACAAAAATTGACAGTAATCGGTGATCGTGATCTAGAAAGTGATCTCTACCGATGGAAAAAATGGGAAAAAATTGATAGAAAAATAAAATTTCCAGAAATCTTGGACCAATTACATGGACATTATGACTGGATTAACTGCGAATTTATAGGTGGGAAACTAATTGAGGTACATTTTCGCCAAAATCCAGATTTTAGATATGGTAATAGCGAAGCAATTCCAGTTTGGAACGGAGATAGACCAGTAAATTTTGATGGATATCGCTTCATAGAATCAAAAGATTACCTACGAAAAGGTTTCTGGGTAAAATAAATAGCAATAAGGGATAGCAACCCCTCTAAAAGTTCTCTGAAAGAACTTTACGGAGGGCTAAAATGTCTAATCATCCAGTTCCCGACCACAATTCGGACATGATGAGTGAAGAATTTGGCACAAAATACCTCATCACAGACCCAAAATGCGATAAACTGCTCAGAGAAGTAGTTGGCGATCATAAACATGACCTCAAAAAGCAGACTTTACTGCATGAAGAGATCAGAAATGACGAAGATTATGACGACTGGGAGTATGGAACAGAACCCAGTTACGGAAAACCACTATAAATAGGTCAGATTCTTGTCTTTTCCATGGCTACAAATAGGATAAGTAAGTCATTCAAAGATATAAACTTGTCCTTCAAGCCACATCCTGTGACCAAGGACCTCCAAGTTCTTAAAAATGAGAACGCGATTCGTCGTGCAGTGAGAAATTTGGTTCAAACCATTCCAACTGAGAGGTTCTTCCAACCAAATTTGGGTACAGATGTCACAGGATTACTATTTGACTTCGTAGATTACGGTACTGCATCTGCAATTGAGACTCAAATTTACGAAGTAATCTACGCATACGAGCCTAGAGTGGATAATGTTAACGTAACTGTAGATCCAAGACCCGATCAAAACGAATTTGAGGTAACGGTTTCCTTTGATATCGTTGGTGAAGCAGTAACAGCACAAGAATTTACCTTCATATTAGAAGCGACCCGATAAAAAATGCCACTCACTAAGTTTGCAAACCTAGATTTTGACCAAATTAGGGCATCCATCAAAGATTATCTCCGTGCAAACAGCAATTTCACGGATTTTGACTTTGAAGGGTCCAATTTTTCGGTCTTAATTGACACGCTGGCGTATAATACTTACATTTCAGCGTTCAATGCCAACATGGTGGCTAACGAATCCTTCTTGGATTCGGCAACTTTGCGTGAAAACGTCGTTTCTTTAGCTAGAAACATCGGTTATTTGCCCAGATCGCGTACTGCGGCAAAAACTACGGTTAGTTTTACTGTTCCTTTTGTCGGAGAGAGCGGAACTTGCACTTTGAAGGCAGGTTTGGTGTGTGTTGGAGCGTATGACAACACATCATACATGTTTTCTATCCCTGCAGACGTTACAACAACCTCTCCTTTAACAAATCCAGCTGGTGATACTAACGGACCTAGACTTGCAACGTTCACAGACGTAGAAATTTACCAAGGAACGTACTTAACAAAGCAATTTGTAGTCAATGGATCGCTTGATCAGCGTTTTATTCTCAATAATCCCCACATTGATACCTCAACACTCAAAGTAAGGATAAAAGGGCCCTCTGAAACTGGTCTCGGAAGAGAATATACGGTTGTAGACAACATTCTTAACATTGACGCCAACTCTGAAATCTATCTTTTACAAGAAGTTAAGGACGAAAAGTACGAAGTTCTGTTTGGTGACGGTATTTTTGGTAAAAAACTTGATAACGGCACCGTAATTACCTGTTCGTACATTGTAACTGATGGTCTGGATGGAAACGGACCTACACAATTTGATTTTTCAGCTAATCTGAGATCTTCTCTCGATTCTACAATCATCCCAACCTCAACAGTCACCGTATCTGCCTCTAGAAACGCCCAGGGAGGCGCTGAGATCGAGACTTTGGAGTCTATCAAGTACTTTGCTCCTAGACTCTACTCAAGTCAATACAGAGCGGTTACAACGAGGGATTATGAAGCGATTATTTCGACAATTTATCCCGATACAGAGTCAGTTTCTGTTGTTGGTGGTGAAGAACTTGATCCACCCGAGTTTGGTAACGTAATTATCAGCATCAAACCCAAGAATGGTTCATTTGTATCAGAATTTAATAAGCAACTGATCCTTTCAAAGTTAAAGCAATACTCTTTGGCTGGAATCAACCAAAAGATCGTTGACCTTAAGATTCTGTACGTCGAAATTGATGCTTTTGTCTACTATAACGCCAGTAAGGTTACTTCTGCTACAGATCTGAAGAAAACAACTTTAGATAGCATTACCCAATATGCATCTTCTATCGATTTGAACAAATTTGGTGGAAGATTTAAGTACAGTAAGGTTCTTTCCGTTATTGATGGCACTAGTGATGCGATTACATCCAATATTACTAGAGTCGTTATTAGAAGAGATCTGAGATCTCAACTAAATCGCACGGCTCAGTACGAATTGTGCTACGGAAACGCTTTTAGAGCAGTTGCTTCTGGTAGAAACATCAAGAGTACAGGATTTAAGATCTTAGGTGTTGCTGATACTGTATACTTTACAGATACTCCCAATTCAGATCTTAAGACAGGAGTTCTTTCCATCGTTCGCCAAGTCAACGATGAAGTTCTTGTTGTCAAAAGGGATGCGGGAACGATTAATTACGAAACAGGCGAGATTCTTATCTCCTCCTTGACAATTACAGAAACATCCAAAGACGATGGAGTAATTGAAATTCAAGCTGTTCCGTTATCTAACGACATCATTGGACTGAAGGATATCTATCTCAGTTTTGATGTTGGAAATAGCACAATAAATATGGTGAAGGACACCATTTCTTCGGGAGACCAAATCTCTGGAGTTGGTTTCCAAGTAACACCAAATTACGTTGACGGGACATTAACGAGGTAAGATGATTGAGACCGCAATTGATCAACGGGTCAAGATCAGCCAGCTGATCGAGGGACAACTTCCTGAGTATGTCGTTTCGGAGTCTCCATTATTTGTTGATTTCTTAAAACAGTACTATCAGTCTCAACAATTTCAAAGCGGTCCTGTCGATCTGCTTGAAAACATTGACCAGTACATCAAACTGGACAATCTTACACCAGAAGCACTCAATGGAAGAGTAGGTGTAACTGAAAGTGTCTTGGCGTCTGACACAACGATTTACGTTGACACTACAAAGGGTTTCCCAAATGAATATGGTCTCATCAAGATTAATAATGAGATCATTACTTACACTGGTGTAACTACAAATAGTTTTACTGGATGCGTTCGTGGATTTAGTGGAATTACTTCCTATAGATCTGGAACAGATTCGGAAAGTTTAGTATTTGCAACTTCTTCGGCTGCATCTCATAGTTCTGGTAGTGTTGCCCAAAACTTAAGTACTCTTTTCCTCAAAGAGTTCTTCAGAAAACTCAAAATCTCTTTTGCTCCTGGACTGGAGGATCAAGATTTTACAAGTTCTCTGGATGTTAATAATTTTATCAAATCTCTTCGTGGATTCTATGAAGCAAAAGGAACGTCCGATTCCTTTAGAATCCTCATGCGAGCACTTTACAATGTAAGTGCTAACGTTGTAGACCTTGAGCAACTTCTCAGTAAACCATCTACAGCAAACTATAGAAATAGACTGACTTTAATTACTGATCTAATTTCTGGAGATCCAGAACAGTTAGTTGGTCAAACTTTATTCCAAGATGAAAATCTTTTAACTGGAGTTGGATCTGCGAGTGCTCCTATTTCAGAGGTTGAAGCATTTACAATCCAGAATAAGAGATATTACAAGATCTCTCTGTTCTTTGGTTATGATAGCCCTCCATCTGGGTTTTTTGGTAACTACAAACAGCCTGGTAAGTCCAAAGTAATTGGCACTTATGGAACCAGTGCAGATACTATTACAGTTGACTCCACAATCGGGTTCCCTGCCGCCGGAGAGGCGATTGTAGGCAATAATACTATCACATATACCGACAAGACTGTAAACCAGTTTCTAGGCGTTTCTGGGATCACTGAGAGTATCTCCGATGCTTCCGATATCCGAGAGAATCTTGTCGTTTATGGATATGAGCAAGGGACTACCAATAAAGTAGAACTTAGACTTACTGGTGTATTGAATCAATTCAATATTCCAACTGGATACAACAATGCAGATGTTGAGGAAGAAATCAACGTCAAGTTTGTTGGTAAAAAAATTAGAAATCCAGAATCGAAGACTTTTGTTGAGACCTTCTTCAATTCTTGGGAATATAACCCAACTAACAGGATTCAGATTCAAAGTTTTACTGGATCTGCATTTAAATTAGCATTGGAACTCGATAGAGTTCAGATTAGAACTGGAGATACTGTTCAGATTCTTGCTCGTGGTTCCAGTACAGTTCTTGGAACGGCTCAGATCACTATTGATAATTCGGTTACAGCAACTAGTGACTGCACATTATCTGGTTCTATTGTTTCTTCACTTAATCCAAATACAAAGTACGATATTCGTAGATTAGTCAAAAAAGCAACATCCTCAAACAATATCATCAAGAATGGCGAAGAGGTTATTGTATCTGACATTCAAAATACTTATATCTCGAATGATGATCTATACGGATTTGTTGCAAGTAACTCTTTACCTTCATATGAGATTACAACACCCATCATTTCCAAGACATTAACAGAGGCTTCTACAGCATCTGGTGGTGTTCAGGATGCTGATTCTGATGGATTGTATTCTGTTTTAGCATTTGATACCGAAGTCCCCTTTATTACAGGTGATGAGGTAATTTATAGAGTTGGAACTGCTTCTACCACTCTTGGAATGGTTGAAGGATTTACTGGAATTAAAGAAGGCCGTTATTTCGTAGAAGTACAACCAGATCCTAAAAAGGTAAAACTGTGCGTTGCTAGATCTTTCATCGATGCACAAGATTATGTAAAATTTGCACCTCTTCCCTCTGGATCTGGAACTCACGTCTTCACATTAGCATCTCAGTCTGATAAACTGATAGAACCACAGGCTATCCTCAAAAAGTTCCCATTATCTCAAGATCTTCAATCTGGAGATAAAACTTTAACATCTCCTGGTCCTGTTGGTATCCTGCGTAATGGTGTTGAGATTCTCAACCCAAGATCGGAAGAATTTATTTACTACGGACCTGTAAGCAATGTTTCTGTCTTAAATGGCGGCAGCAACTTTGACGTATTGAATCCACCAACCGTTATTGTTGGTAGTCCTAGTGTATCTTCTGGAACAACTGCGTTAGTTGAACCTGTTGTTGTTGGAAGTATTACTGAGGTTTCCGTAGACCCACAAAACTTTGATATCACTGAAGTATTCTCGATTTCGGTGAGTGGAGCAAACGGTAAGAACTCACAGTTAGAACCAATTGTCGAAAATAGATACAGAGAAGTTGCATTCAATGCGGCCGATTCTGTATTTGGTGGTGGAATCGGAACATCTACAGAAACAATCACATTCTTAGATGAGCACAACTTTGTCACTGGTCAGCAGGTTGTATATGATAGAAATGGCAACTCTGCTCTTGGAATTGGAACCTTTGGTGGAGGGAACGAAGATACTGGATTAACGCTTAACAGCGGTGGTTCTTACTTTATCTCTAAAATTAATAACAAATCAGTATATCTGTATCAAAGTGTCAACGATCTGAATGCTGGTATTAATACCATCGGATTTACCACTATTGGAAACAGTGGCATTCATAAATTCAGAACATTTGATCAAAAGAGAACCCTCACTGGTGTTAGAGTCATCAATGGCGGTGAAGGATTTGCAAGCAGAAGACTCAGAGTAAAGGCTTCTGGAGTATCAACATCAAGAAATACGATTTCGTTCAAAAATCACGGGTTTGTTGATGGTGAGATTGTTTCTTACGCTTCGACAACAGGATCTGCGATTAGTGGTCTGAATACTAGTAATCAGTACTACATTCTAAATTCTTCAACTAATAGTTTCCAACTATCCGGTGCTGGTGTTGGTGGAACGATTAAAGACAACTACAACAGATCTATTCCAGTTGATTTCAATAGTACTGGTTCTGGATATCAAGAGTTTAACTACCCAACAGCAACCGTATCCATCAATGTTGCATATGCAAATACAGTTGGTGTAATTACAGCAACTCCTTCGATTCGTGGTTCCATTAAAAGACTATTCCTCTATGAAGAAGGAACTGACTATGGATCAAAAATTGTAGATTTCCAGAAGAAACCTCTGGTAACTGTTGTTAATGGTACTGAGGCTCAACTGAACCCAATTATTTCTAACGGAAGAATCATCTCCGTTCAGATCTTAAGTGGTGGTAGAAACTATAAGTCAGCACCAGATTTGAGTGTAATTTCTACATCTGGATCTGGAGCAAAACTCAGAGCGATTGTTAGTGGTGGTACTATTACCAAAGTTATTATTCAAAGCACTGGTATTGGGTACGATCCAATAAGCACAAGCATTAAAATAACTACAGTCGGAAGTGGACTTGTAGTCAATACGTCCGTAAGAAAGCTTACAATTAACAAGACTAAGAGATTTGAAGAGTATGGTGGTGAGTTCTTATTCAGCAATGAGGCAAATAAAGGACTTGAGTACTCAATTCTCGGATACAATGACACTTTAAGAAGTGCATTTTTTGACACGGATACAAATGTACACTCACCTTTGATTGGGTGGGCTTATGATGGAAATCCAATTTACGGTTCATATGGATATTCCGATCCAGAAGATTCTTCTTCTGGTATTGTTAGATTGTCTCCTGGTTATGTTCTAAACACTGGTTTAGTTCAAAATCGCCCCAATGGATTCGCTGAAGGATTTTTTGTTGAAGACTACGAATTCAATGCATCTGGTCAACTAGACGCACATAATGGTAGATTCTGTAAAACAGTTGACTATCCTAATGGTGTCTATGCTTATTTTGCAACATCCGAAATTGATCCTACCACCGGTGATTTAAAAGCACAATATCCATACTTTGTAGGTAGATCTTACAGAACTGTTCCCGTAGTAGAAAATCTCTACGGTAGAGAATCGATCAATCAGAGTAATTTTGATTTTGAATCTGGAGAATATAGCAGAAACACATATCCATATCTTCTTGGAGAACCAAAAGCTGACAATGATTACATTTTAGAGTCATATGAATTAGCGACTCAAAAAGCAATTATTGAATCAGTATCTTCTGGAACAGTTGAGAATATTAAGGTCCTATCTCCCGGAGATCGTTATGTTGTCAATGAGCCTCTGTATTTTGACGAATCCACCAGTGGTGGTGAAGGTCTTGATGCCGTTGTATCTGAGATTCGTGGAAAGAGCATTGTAGAACTCAATACAAACTATAGAGATTATAGTGGAATTGTATTTGAAAAGACAAGCAATCAAGTTGTAACTGGAACCATTGGAACTTATCATGATCTTAGAAATGGTGACACTATTATTGTTTCTGGACTTAGCACCTTTGTAAGAGGACTTTCTGGAAAACAAGTTGTAGGAGTTACCAGTGCGACTGGAGCATTAACTGAACAGATCAATGCTGGTAGTGCTGGAGATGTTGTTGATATTAGACTCTCCTCCATACCATCCTTTGTTAGTGTTGGATCTAGTGTTCTTATTGGTGCAGAACTGTTCAAAGTCTTAAATAAACTTCCAGTACAGAATCTTCTGAGAGTAGAAAGATCTGGTGGTGGAATTTCTACCACTGGTGTTGCAGTATCGTTCCTGACGAATACATTTACAATCAACTTAGAAACTGATGATTTTGAGTCCCAGACTCAGAAGTCAATTTTCTTCAATGCATCTGAAACTGTCGGTATTGCCACAACTGCTGGAATTAGTGCAACACTTTCCTACACCCAGGCTGGTGTAACTTCTCAGAGAGATGTTCCAGCACAAACAATCTTCATCCAAGATCACCCATTTGTAGCAAATCAAAGTGTTGTTTTGACAACACCTTCAACTGGACAACCATTTGTTGTCAGGGCTGGTTATGGCGATACGCAATATTTACCATCTGCCGCTGGAGTTGCACAAACTGTATATGTCGTTAATGTTGGTAAAGATTTAATTGGTCTTAAGACATCTCTTTCTGGTGAGCAGTTATTCTTCTTAGAAAACGCTCAAAACAGTAATGATTACAATCTTGTATCCGAATTCTCTGCTGTAACAGGAACTGTTCGTAAGATCGAAACAACTGTTGCAACTGCATCGACACATCTTTTAGAAACTAATGATGTTGTATCTTTCTTTGTAAAACCAAAAGGAAACTTTGGTATTGGATCTGCATCTTCTGTCTCTCTTTCCTATAACAGATTAGTTGATAGTGTTGTTGTTAACAGCATTGGATTTAACTCCACTGGAATCAATACAGCGACAAATAGAATAACCATTGCATCTCATGGTCTTTTAAATGGGGACAAAGTTGTATATGAGGGAGTAGAAACAGCACAAGGTCTGTCAAACGGAGTTTACTTCGTCTACCTTATTGACGAAAATACATTCAGTCTTGCAAAAACTAAAGTTGACCTTGATTCTTTCCCACCTGTATTAGTCGATATCACTGGAATTGGCGCAACTCATACAATTGGTCGTATCAACCCACAGATTCCTGTAATCAGAAATAGAAACTTAGTTTTTAATCTCACAGATTCAACTCTCACAGGTTATAAACTTAAGTTCTTCTATGATAAAGAATTTAACAACCCAGTAATCTCTATCGGAAGTAGTTCTGCATTTGATATTCAGGAAACTGGAGTTATTGGTTCTACTGGCATAACGACAGTTGGATTTAGTTCTGCATGGCCTTCTAAGTTGTTCTATAACTTAGAGAAGAGCGGATACTTATCTACTTCTGATACTGAGGTAAACTCTTATTCTGAGATCAGTTACAGCAATAGCAAGTATAACGGTGCTTTCAAAGTAACTGGAATTGGATCTACAACGTTCACAGTAGCACTTGTAGATCAACCAGAAACTACACGTTATATTCAAAAAGATTGTGCTGAACTTAGATATACAACCAAGTCTCGTTCTTCCAATGGTGGTATCGAGAAGGTTAAGATTGTCTCTCCTGGATTTGGTTTTGATTCCAGACCAGACTTTGTTGGTGTAGGAACTACTTCCAATGGTATCAATGCTATCCTTGAAGCATCTTCAGAAACTATTGGTAGAGTCAATAGCACAAGAATTGTAAATGCTGGTTTTGAATATCCAAGCGACAAAACATTAACGGCAGCTGCCCTTATTCCTTCATGGTCTCAAGTTTCCAATAACTACACTGTTTCTGACGGTAACATTATCGTAAGAACTGGTGGTAAGAACTTTACTAATCCTCCACAACTGGTTCTTGTTGATAGCACTACTGGAAAACCATCTGGAGATGGTTCTTACAATGCTGTTATGAATGAGAACTCCATTGACTCTATTCAGGTTCTGAAACAACCAACGGGTCTTGCTGGAGTAGCACATACACTTTACACAACTTCCAATAGTAACGGAATTGTTATTACTGCTGTTGATAGTGTTCCTGCAGGAATTGTTACCGTAACGATTCAAACTCCTGTACTTGGTTTTACTACTGCGCCAGTAGCCATTGGAGATAAGATCTTTGTTGATGGTATCAATCAGTACTTCTCTGGGGATTATGATGGACATAACTCCAAAGATCATGGATATAGATTCTTTGAAGTTACGAACGTTAATGCTGCAATTAACCCAGTAACAGTTACATATTCCTTGGTAGGAATTGCGACTCAAGATGTCGGGGTTGCTGTAACTACCACAAATAACACTGCATCTTTAGTAAAACAAGAAGACTATCCAACTTTTGAAGTTACTCTTGAGAGAGAAAAATTCCTTGTAAATGAAAAAGTACAAGTAGATGTTGGAAACGGATTTAATGATACAGATCTGGTAGTCGTCAGATCTCAGGGTGATATCCTTAAAGTTAAAGGATCATATGAGTTAAAAATTGGCGATAGAGTTAAAGGAGTTTCCACTGGATTCATTGCTACCATACTCATCCTTGAGAATTATGAAAGCACTTTCCGTGTTTCTTTCGATGTAGAGCAATCTTATGGATGGTCTGATCAGATTGGATTTACCAACAGTGATCTATCCGTTCTCCCAGATAACAACTATTATCAGAACTTATCATACACGGTTCAATCTCCTCTTGAGTGGAACACTCTGGTTGGACCAATGAATCGTCTTCTCCACTCCAGTGGAATGAAGAACTTCTCTGATATGGAGATCAAGTCACCAGTTTCTGCGGCTGCAACTATCGGTATCAATACTTCAATCCTTGGAACTTCTATTAGACTTGATTATGTTTTTGAAGGTAGAGCAGATCAAATCAATACATTTGACTTTGCGGCCGATATTGACGTAGTTAGTGGCGTATCTCCTGCCATTAAGATGCAAAATAAGAAGTTGTCCTCCTTCATCAAGTGCTTAACGAATAGGGTTCTTCTTATTGATGATATCTCTACTCAGTTCTCCAGCAAAGAACTAAACCAAAGAACGTCTCAGAAAATTGTATCATATCCAGTTAATATTCCTTTCCAGAGAATTCTTATTCTTGCTAAGGATGTTAACAATCTCTTCGAGTATCAATTTACAGAACTCATCGTACTGAATACTGAAGAGGGAGTATATACACTTCAGAAATCTGATGTTAGAAGCACCGATGAAGAAGTTGTAACTTTCTCCGCTGATGTATCTGATGTTGGTGTTATCGATATTTCGGCCACACCAGTTGCAGAAGGAGTTAACTACAACTTTAAGGTTGTACGCCAATTATTTGATTCAAATGTTGGTGGAGTTGGAACTCTGGCGATCGGTATTGCCTCTGTAACGGGCGTTACAACATCTGTTGGTATAAGTTCTGCTGTAACTCTGTTTAACGCTCTTGCTGCCTCTGTAGACGCCTTTACAGCGCACGTTGCAATTACTAGACCATCTGATCAATACGGAAACTACCACGAAGTAGTTGTTGATCACAATGGAACAGACACATATCTGGCTGAATTTGGATTTGATACTGGATACACTGAGGGTGGCATATCAACTGCCTTTATTGGTTCATTTACATCATATATTGATAGTGGAAGACTTAAGTTAGACTACACTAACAATGGTTCTGAAGAAATTATTGCTAGGGTAAGAATTGTTGGTTTAAATGATGTTAGTGAGGGTATTTCTACACAATCGTTTAAACTTGATATTCAAAATACTGGAACAGAAAGAAGTGCAAGATATCAGAGCAGCGGAACATCCGATACCATCACTGGAGCTGGATATGCTGTTACTGCTGTTGGATTCTCAACAGACAATGATCTTGCAGTAAAGTCTATTGTAAGAGTTTCTATTGGAGATAGTTCCAATACTTCTCAACTAATCATTTCTGCAGATAAGAATAGAAATTCTGCACAAATTATTGAATACCCACAGTTAACAATTGGTGATTCTGTTGGACTTGGAACATTTGGTACGGAGTTTAGTGGATCTGAATTCCAAGTAGTCTTCTATCCCGATGCTCATCAGGGTGTGGCTACAATCACGGGATACCACGAGGTATTCTATAGAGATCAAGATTCCAATGCAGACACTATTCCAAATATCACTTACGGAAGAGCGATTGAAGAGTATTCCGAATCTTTCTTCAATAGAGGAGATCAACTCAACTTTGAACTTACCAGTAATGGTTATCCAATTTATGCAAAAGTTTTTGATCCTGCCAAAGTCTCCACTCTCAACACTTCTACCGGAGTATTTACGATTAAGAACCACTTCTTCAATAGTGGTCAGGAATTAAACTATATTCCAGAAAGCACCGTTGTTGGTGTATCTTCTGTCTCTCTTTCCATTGGATCCACTCTTGCTGGTGGTGGAGATGGAGTTGGTGATCTCATCATTGGATTTACAACCATCACTGGTTTAACAACAACTGGTGGAATGGAGGTTTCTCAGGAGATTATTGGACCTGGAGTTCCAGCTAGTGCAACAATTGTAAGCATCGGTTCTAGTGCCAAGTTCTTCGTTGCTAATAGTGACGGAACTAACGTCCTCACTGGAGTTGGAAATACTACAATATTTGCACTTAACGAGACAATCGTTTCTAACACAGACTATACTGGATTTGGAACAATTACTGCAATTGGAATTAATTCGATTACAGTTGCTAACACAGTTCCAATTGGAGTAGGAAGTGCATACTATTCTACTGCCTTAGCACCATCTGTCACAATTTCTTCCGCTGGTGCTGCGACAACTATCAGACAAACATTTAGATCTGGTATTACTACCGATGTAATTCCTTCCACAGTTTATGCAATTAAACTGACAGAAGATACATTCAAGTTGGCCACCAAGAAAGATTTTGCTCTTGCTGGCATTGGCATGACCTACACTTCGATTGGATCTGGAAATGCCCACGTTCTTGATACAACGAAGAAACTTGAGAAATCTCTCATCTCTCTTGATGGAATTAATCAAGCGCCTATTGCCTTTGCCGATCTATCGTTTGAGTTAAGAGAATCCGTAAGTTCTGCCACAACTTCGTTTGCGATAAGCGGAATTAGTTCTATACAGCCTGGAGATCTTCTAAAGGTTGGCGCAGAATACATGAGCATCAATAATGTTGGTGTTGGAACAACTTCTGGAGACATTTCTGGAATTGGCACATTTAACGTAGTCAATGTTCTAAGAGGTGCTGTTGGTTCTGCGGCTTCCGCTAAGGCAGATGGAGATACTGCAAAGATCTATAGAGGATCTTACAACATTGTAAGAAATAGTATTCACTTTACAAATGCTCCCGCTGGAACTGGTTCAGAAGAACAATTCAATGAGTTCAATCTTTCGCCAGCAAACTCGACATTTGGTGGTAGAGTATACCTGAGACAAAACTATACAAATAATGCTCTGTTCGTTGATGTTTCCAACCAATTCACTGGTCTGGCAAGAACATTTACACTTAGAACTGATGATGATAATCCCGTTGGATTTGAAACTGGTGGCAGTGTTCTATTCTTGAATGGAATTTTCCAAGCACCCACAACTCTCAACAATACAGGAAAATCTTACACCCTCGAATCAACAGTATCTGGTGTCACCAGTGCAGTATTCAATGGAGTAAGACTTGTAGATGGATCTCCATATGTTTCTGAGACAGATGTCAACACTAATGAAATTCCCAGAGGTGGAATTATCGTTTCTCTCGGAAGCACTGGTGGAACTGGAGTTGCTCCTCTAGTTGGTGCTCAATACAGAGCAATCACTGGCGTCGGTGGAACAATCGAATCCCTTGTTGGATTTGGAACGACACTTGGTAGAACTGCACTCTCTATTAGTACAGCATCTTATAATAACAACACGGGCGTTATGGAAGTTACTACAACTTCTGCCCATGGACTTACGGGAACTGGTCAGCAAGTCTACATGATTGGACTTGAATTTGAATGTGCTGCGGCTCACGCTGGTGTAACAACAACCATCTTCCCAGATGGAACAAGAGGTCATGTCTTTGAAGTTGTGGGTGTTGGATCAACAACTATCTTCTCGGTTGATATTGGAATTAGCACTATAGGTCACGACTATGTTGGTTCTGGAACAATCTATGAGCACAATGTTTCTCTGAACAATGGTTCTGGTTACAGAGGTCCAGTATCTGTAGCAATTACAGATCTTGGAACTGGAGTTGGCGGAACAACTGGTTATGGTGCTGTAATTAGTGCGACAGTCGGTGCTGGAGGAACGTTATCTCTTAGTATTGACAATCCTGGAGTTGGATATAATCAGCCTGCAGTGATCATTCCCGATCCAACTTATTCCAACATGATTATTGAAGGTGTATCTAGACTCGGAATTGGTTCTACAACCGATACTGGATTTGGATGTGTGATTTCTCTTGAGGTTGGTGCAGGAACAACTACAGTTGATGATGAATATCACTTTGTTAATGGATTTACTCTTAATAATCCTGGTTATGGATTTAGAATTGGTGATGTATTCAGACCTGTTGGACTTGTTAGTGCAATCGGTGCTGGTTCTTCCTTCACAGAGTTTGAATTGACTGTAGAGTCTGTATACACTGATAGTTTCAGTGCATGGCAATTCGGTCAAATTGATTATATTGATTCTATCAAGGATCTCCAAAATGGAACTAGAAGAAGATTCCCACTTTATCAGAATGCTCAATTACTGAGTTTCCAAAAAGATCCAGAAATTGCATCTTCTGCAGCAATTGATCTTGCCAATGTTCTACTCATCTTTGTTGATGGAGTAATTCAAGTTCCTGGCGTTGCGTATGAGTTTGATGGTGGTACAAGTTTTGCCTTTACCCAGGCTCCTAGTCCAGAATCTGATATTGAAATCTTCTTCTATAGAGGAACTGCTGGAACTGATAGCGCACAGACATCACAGTCTGAAACAATTAAGGCTGGAGATACTGTAACTCTCAGAAAACTTGGTCAAAATGATGGAACTGTAACACAGGATTCTAGATTAGTACAAGAAATTGCCTCTGCAGATAAGATTACCACAAATATCTACATCAATCAGGGAATAGATGAGACTGTATTCAGACCTCTTGACTGGAGAAAGCAAAAAGCCGATAAGATCGTAAACACAGAGATCATTTACAAGACTAGAGATTCTCTTGAGGGACTTGTTTATCCAACAGCAAGACTCATTGGAGATTTGTCGGAAGGAGCAACAGATATATTTGTTGATAACGCAAGATTCTTCCAATATGAAGAATATGCTGATGGAGCTCCTGCAGGAACAACTGTTTCCACTGATCTGATCATCATCGATCCGACAGAAAATGTTGGCGCTTCTATTACTGCTTTGGTTG